CCGAGAATGCAAGCAAGTAGACGCCGCCCTCGTCGAAGACAATGCGCGACGTGGGTGTGCCGAGGTGGATACCGTTATCGAACAGCGGCGTGTCCATCGTAATCGCGTATGGGGTGTTGGTCGCCGCCGCCGTGACGGTAGCCGTCTTGACAAATTCGGCATAGCCATCAGCCATCACGAGCTGACGCCACACGCCGTTTTTAGACACCACAGGATAACCATCGACGCCGTCCCACAGCATGACGCCGTCCTCGGCCGCCGTGTCATTCTGCGTCTTAAACTGAAGTCGCACGAGTGAACGCGACAGGAACGCCGAAAGTTGACGCGCCCAGACTTTCCAATCTGGGCCGACGGGTGGCGGGGCTACGGCGCTCATCGGCCGCCGCCCTGCTTCACGTCAAATCTGAACTTACCGACACGCCACGACGTCTGCGTGTTGGCATCTAAACGCATCCTGACCTGACGACCCTGAACACGCACTGACGTTGGATCGGCCATCGTGTAGGGACCATGCGTCGTCTCAGTGGCATTTGGGTATAGGCGCGTCTTCAGTGTCATCGTAACGTCGCCAAGGTTCAACTCGTCGGGGATCATTTTTGTAATCACCGCCAAGTTATCGCCCGCACCAATGCGGAACGGCCCGGTCTCGGCATACACTGGCAAGCCGTCATAGTTGAAGCCAGTTTCATGGTTGTAAATGTGGCCATCCTCGCTGGCCCAGATCGGCGCGCGGAAGACGCCACGGTCGAATCCAGTGCTGCGGGAGAGCGACCCAACCATCCAGTGGCCTGCGGCGTAGTCGAATGCCACATATCGGTCACAGTCATTGCTTGTGGACGAAGGGTAGAACCACCAAATCTCGCCGTTCTGGCCATTGGTGACCGCCCAGCACTTGCTCATCTGCGCGGGGTTGATGTCGTCAAATACAAAGTCAGTCACGGAGCACGGGATTTCGCTCACACTCGAACCGTCGTATGCGAAGAAGCCGCGCTGACCCATCCACATCACGCCGCGAGGGGTGTCGGCCAGCGCCTTCCGGGCAACTAGGCCACAGGACGATCCCACGCGATCAAACTGAAACACAAATGGCGCGCCAACGTAGACTGCTCGATGAGCGTCCTGATCCGTCAAGATGAGCGTCTGGCCCTCGGTCCGAATGCCCGCCACGATTTGTCCTGCCGATTGAAGGATTGTGTCGCCAGCTTGGTTTGTGCTGGACGCCGTCCAAGTCGTGTTGTCCTCAAAGTCAGACCAAGCGATCTTGCGCGGGTCACCGCCAGCGCCGAGTGCGAACAAGAATCTGTTCTCCGTCACCACCAGACCAAGATTGTCCTCTGGTGCGTTGGCGACGACGGCCGCAGGCACCAGTGGATCAAGTTGCCACTCGTAAATTCTACCGTCAGTCGGCGCGCAGGCGACTAGATACTGACCCCATGTGTCCAGCGACCACGTCGTGGCCTCAGAGTAGTTGCCCGTGTCCGGTCGTGTCTGACCGTAATAGCTTGAGCCATATGCGTAGCCGCCGTAGCCGGTATTGACTGCCGCGTTCTGCAAGCCGCTTGTATAGCCAGCGGGTGTGATGGCCGTGGTCATGCCTGCGGCAGTCGTGGCATAAAGCGCGTTATAGCTGCCAGCAGCGATCCAGCGCGTGCTATTGGTATCCCAAGCGATCATGCCACGAGGCGGAGCCGCATATATTGACGAACCCACGCGGTCAACCCAGCCTGCGACTGGCCGAAGGCTGCCCTCGTGCCAGCGAACTAGGCTACCATCGCGCCAGCGCCCTTCGCTTTCGAGATCGGTGCCGTGATTCATGAAGCCTGGGGGCGGCTTGATCTCTACTAATGGCATGAGGTCACTCCGATGGCTTTACTGGCCATTTTGTGTTGTCAGGAAAACCAGCTTGTTGCGGCACATCAAGCAGCGCTTGACGGTAGACAGCCCAAGCGTCTTGGGTGGCAACATCAAGTGAAGCCCAGCGGAGGGCATTTCCAGCAATGGCGTCAACTTTAGATAGCAGGGCGTCACGTTGATCCCGAAGCTGCTTAGACAGTTTTGCATCCAGTTCAGCTTGTGTTGGCGGTGTGTATGGTGCGACATCACCCTTTGCGGCCATCGCTGCCAACAAGTCATCGTTGTCGACGGTCATATCAGTGTCGGATGGGCTTAGTGTATAGGGGATCCAACCGTGGTTGGGGTGGTTAATTTCACAATCAATCCAGCCGTTGTTGTTGATGCATCTTGCGTTACGGTAATTCATCTCAGGAAACCCTTAACCAAAGTGAAATTGGGAAGTCATTATAGGATGTTGTTGTTGCATAAGAAGCCATCAGTCGCCAAGTCCCAGACAGGGTTCCATACCCACCTTGGCCAACCTCAAAAATAGAGCATGGTTGTAGTGAAGAACCAGCTAGTGTCGAGCCTATGGCCCTGTAAGGGACATTGCTTGCTTGCTCCTCCGCAAAACTGTAAGACCCGACGGACCCAGCAGAAATGCCTGCTGTAGCCGCAGCCACCTGCGCTGACGACGGGACGGAGTATGACGCTATCGCTGCCCGAACCATCGCCGTCGTGGCGATAGTCGTATCGTTGTCAGATGTCGCTGGCGTTGGCGCAGTTGGATTTCCTGTGAACGCCGGGGAATTGATTTGGGCCTTCGTGTTGATCTGCGCCTGGATTGGGGACGTGACGCCATCAACGTAATTGATTTCGGCAGTTGTTGCAGTTATGCCGTCCAACCGGTTCAATTCTGCCGTCGTTGCCGTCACGCCATCCAGCAAGTTCAACTCGGCCGTCGATGCCGTCACGCCATCCAGCAAGTTCAACTCGGCCGTCGTGGCCGTGATCCCGTCCAACACCGCCAGCTCAGTGCTATCTAGGGAGCCAATGAAGTTGCCGAGGGCAGTCCAGTTGGCGTTCAGAATCGTCCCCCAAGTGTCCTCAGAGCCGCCGACGGTGGGCGTGGTGTAGGTAAAGGCTGTCATTGTCTGCTCCAATGTGTTGAGCGCATATTGTCATTTTTGGCGCGGAAAAGCAACCGCGTCCACGCTTCAGCCGCAGCAGCAATCACCAGACTACCAGCCTCGACCTGCCGCATGATCTCTGCGAAGTGACGGTTAGCTGGGTCCATGGGGACTGACATCTCTTGGCCGTCGATGGTGCCTTAGACATTAGATACCCTCCCGCTGCGCAGCCACGTTGGCTTCACAGGCTTCATAGGCTTCATAGGCTTTATAGGCTTTATAGGCTCTTCTGCCACATGAGCCTCATACGCTGCGATGACCTCTGGGGTGTGCATCAGTGCTACCAATGCTTGAACCTCTTGTGGTTCCCCTGACACGTCGTCTGAGGGTGCAATGACGTGGCGGAAGTACTGGACCCCACCGAACCGCTCACCAGTTTCATCATCTTCAACCCAGGTTGCGTGACGGCACTGGATCATCTTCCATTCGGAAACAATTTCATATTTATCAATTGCTGTTTTCTTTACGAGTGCCATTACGCTACGTCCTTATAAGATTGACCGTTAACTATCTGGCTAACGGTTCCAGATTGAACACCATGCTTTCGTGCTAGAGACCTTGCAGAGTCCCCACGACCATGCTGCTTACGAATGTCCCTCACCTGTTCGTCGCTAAGAGATCTTTTTGTTTTGTTATAGGCAGTTACAGACTCAACCTGCTTTTCCCATACTCTACATAAACCTTCATCCCACGCATGGCGCATGTTATGGCGCAAGCTAGACCACTCAAGGTTTGATACCCTGTTGTTATCTTTGACGCCGTCAATGTGGTTCACCTGTGGAAGGCTATCAGGATTGTCTAGAAAAGCGCTTGCAACAAGTCGATGTACATAGAAACGAGAAGAAGACTGGTTTAGGTAGAGGTGTACAAACTTATACCCTTTCCCGTTATCTCCCGCAGACATCCATTTTTGACAGCGATGACTCCAAACCCTGCCGTCAGACGTAATAGAATACAGACCTTCATAACCCTGTATCTCGTATTTGTCGATGATAGTGCGTTCTGTTAGTGCCATGTTAGGCTCCTTGTATTTATCGTGGCGTGAGTGCCGCCTGACTACCCTGTGATCCAACAGGGGTGAGTGTTATACCTGATAGGTCACACTAATTCTGAGAGCGCCAAGACCTGCTGAATAATCTGATAATTGAACATTAGTCCAAACCCCACCGCTGCTAACGCTAGCCATTTGTAAATAAGTCCTGCCAAAATCAGTGTTGCAATCCATCATAGTGTCGCCTGTGGTAAGCGAGTATCCCAGCGCACTTCCGTAGTATTGAAGGTTTGCGCTACTTGCTGATG